AAATGTACCACTCATTATGTAACTCCCATTCTTCCTCTATTATTCATTGCATTATTGATAATAGAAGTTATTAAACCTTTTCTTGATGCAAGCAATTCATCAAAGCCTGCTGCATCTACTGTTGATATGTTGAAATTAACTGTTGCACCGCCCATGCCTTGTCCTTGAGCATGGTCTATAACAGTTTCCCTGGGGTGTAAAATGGCTGGGAATCCACCCTTACCATCGATACCACCTGCTCTAGCTCCATTACCTGTATAACCACCGCCAGCGAAAGTAAAAGGATCACCATCTCCAACTAGTCTGTCATATTCAAGAGAGCCTTGAACCCTGTCTCTTATTGAAGATATAGAGCCGCCTATAGATGCAAACATTCTGTCAATAATTAATTTTTGTACTGCTATTCTTATTAATTCTCTTACAACGCTAGTTGCATAATCTTTAAAACTAGCTTTACCTTTTTCTAAGAAATCCATAGTTAGATTAGTTAAGCCATCATAAGATTTTTTAAATACACCCTGCATTTCTTCTTGCATTGTTTTTATGCCTGTAAAGAATTTTTTATAACCATTATGCATATCATTTAAAAAAACCTCTAAAGGCGTTAATGCTCCAAAACCACTACCACTACCATCTTTTTTTTCACTAGATTTTCCAAAAATAAACTCTGTAAATGATGGCAGGTCTGCTTTTTCAAGTTCTGTATTTGTTATTTTTAATACTTCTGATATGTAAGTATTTATTTTTGCCTGTATGTCATTAGATTTATCATTTATACCAGGCAATAAATCAATTTTAGGCAACTTATCTACACCCAATTTATCTTTAATTATATTAGGTAGCTTGTCTATTGCTCCATTAATTTTATCTATACCAAGATTAACTTTACCTATAATAAAATTTATAAATGCATTAAAAGCAGTTTTCATTGGGGTTATTAGTTTTTCGTGTAAAGATTTTTTTACATCTAATGCAAAAATTTTAAACCTTAAAGCAAGTATTGGTATTTTTTTTTGTATTATTTCTGCAAAAACATCAGCGATTGCATTTCTGAAAATATAAATAGTCATAGCAGCGGCTGTTATAGCTGTCAAAATAACACCAAATGGATTTGCAAGCATGGCTACGAAAAGGCTTTTTGCAGCAAAAGTTGCTGCTATGAGTGCTGGAATAAGAATAACATCTAAATTAGNTGCAAAAATTTTGACTACATCAGCTATNNTTGAAAAACCCTTTGTGGCTTCTTGTATGTCTCCAACCATAAATTGAAAGTTATTTCGCAAAGCAACGCCAGCTTGGCCTAATGTCATAGGCATTTTCATTATTTGCTCGTTGGTTTCTTTTGTGCCTTTTATAAGAATTGGCATTACTGTTTCAGCAGTAAGTTTGCCTGCATGACCAAATTCTCTAAGCTCACCAATAGTCATGTTTAAACCATCGGCTAACATTTTTGTTAGGATGGTATTGTTTTCCATAACTGAACGTAACTCGTCACCTCTCAATGCGCCAGAAGCTAAACCCTGAGCTAACTGTCTAGCTGAGTTATTTGCCTCTTGAGCATGTGAACCAGCGATAATAAAGGTATTAGCAACTGTTTGTGTTGCATTAGCTACATCTCTTTGAGTTGCGCCTAAATGCTCTGTTGCTAGTGCTAACCTGGTATATAACATTGCTACAGCATCAAAATCAGACCTGGAATCACTAGCAATTCTACGCATGTGATCCATTGCAATTCCAGTCTCAGTAGCACTACCAGTTAAGGCGTTCATTCTGTTCTCAACGCCAATCATTACGTTGGCGGCCTGAACAATCTCTCTTACACTAAATGCAGCAGCTAAAGTTTGGCCAAGTTGAGTTACTACGTTATTAACTCCGCCTATGTCTTTTTTAAATTTGCCTAAAGCACCAGCAGATTTATTATTTGCTAATAAATCAATCTTATATGCTAACTTACCTAGTGCCATTGTTTTCTTCCTTTATCTCAAGATAAGCTAACCAGCCTTGAAATTCCTCAACTGTTATTTCCTCTAACTCAGCCAAGGTCTTATTAAGTTTTTCAGCTAAAGCATATTTTAAATATAGCTGCTTATCTTCTGTTACTTTTTTTTAACTTCTTCCTGCGAAACATTGTTCATCATTTCGCTAGAAACTCTAATTAATACATCTCTATCAACCCTCTCCAATAGGGTTTTTTTATCAGCGATAGTAAATAACTTTTCACCAGATTCATCTAATGCTTTATAAATTAAAACATAAGCTAAAAGCTGTACATCGTCATCTTGCGCTAGTTTCATGAATTTAGAAGTCTCTGAAAGAGTAATTGGCTTGCAATAAATCTTTAAAGGACTATCTTCGTCATCTCCCCACTCAGGGACTTCTATAATTCTTGTTTCCAAGCTGTCAAAATGCTTCTTTGCGTTATCTATGACTGACATTGCTCTATGCTGTCGCTAATGTTAAAGCGCCTGTTCCTTGAACAGAAATACTAGCTTCAACCATTCCATCAAAAGATGCGCTTCTTGTAACACCAGTTACAATAGCTGTACCTGAATAATACTTAGCAGAACTTGCAGTACCTTCTGGATAGAATTTAAGAGTTACACTTGTGCCAACAGTTAATGCTATTTGGGCTGTATCTACTTCATCCCAAAAAACATCTAAACTTCCTGAGAAGGATGTTAATGATGCTAAATGAGTTCTAGCAGCATCACCCATAGATGTTGTTTCAACTGTATCAGAAGTTTCCTCAACAGAATAAGACTTAATTTCAGCTANAGCATCCGATCCAACATGAACTGTACCTTCACTTCCTTTATGTATCGCCATTTTCTTTTACCTCGTTTTTAGTTATTTTTTTTGAAGAAGATTTTATTGTTTGGGCTGCTTCTTCTTTCCAACCCATATTCATAAATGACTCAACCTTTGACGGGTGAGCATCTATAGAAATTTTACCATTTGGACTAATCATTTTCATAATTGTTTCCTTGTTAAACTGCTACATCAGGATTAGTTTCCTTGACATAGTAGTTGGTTAAAAATGTAAGAGAAACATACCCTAAAGGCTTTTCTCCTTCCGCGTTAAATTCTATTTCTGTACTTTCTAGGTAGCAGTCTTTAGCTAATCCACCCAGAGTTCTATCAGCCGCAATAGCTTCTTCAACTTCTTTGCTTATTGTATCAATAGTATCATCAAAGTTGCTAGTACCTTTTGCATATCCTTCTACAACTACTGATAGCTCTCTACTCATAATCCTATCAGTTCCTATAACAATAGGCTCAGAAGTTTCTGATTTAGTGTATATAACTAAAGCTGGTAATGTTTCAAGCGGATATACTCTTGATTCATGTACTCTAGTTCCAGTAGTAGTTAAATTATTTAAAGTTGTTCCTAAACTTTCTCTTATTTGTTGTCTTATATGATTAGCCATTATTATATTACCTCTAACATAAGGGCAGAAAATCCTGTTCTATCTGCTTGTATATTGACAACTGTATAGTTTTGAGCAGCTTTCAATGTATTTCCATTGACATCTTTTATAGCTGATACATTTAAAGTATCTCCAAAAACTATATTAGGAACATCTAAGGTTTTACAATATGCTATTGGCTTTAATGACTCTACGCCAATACCTTCTTCCTGCTCAACATATTCATTATTTAAAATAATATTTATAGTTGTTGCAGTTCCGCTATGTGTAAATACAGCACTAACACCATGACCAAAATTTATATCAAAGTATGCTGACATATCTTCTTCTGTTTCCATTCTGTATTGAGACATTATTGCTCCTCTAATACTAATGAAACTAGGCCTGTATTATCAGGCTCAACAGTTTTTATTAAAAATGTAGTTTCAGGCTTTAGTACATTGCCTTTATTCGTTGTTATTGAATTTACTATTAATTTATCTTCTTGAGATATATATGGAACGTCTGAAGATTTAACTATTGCTCTTGGTTGATAGCCAGCAACAGGTATAGTTCCACCTTCAATATTAAAATACTCTTGATCTATAATAATATTAATGCTGTATGCATCGCCTGAATCAATATCAAACCAGGTATCAATTAATCCTGTTCTTTGATCCCATAATATTGATTGAACTTCAAAAAAAGTGGCTGTAACTCCATGACCTGTTGTTGCATCCAAGTATGAAGAAAAATCAGCAGCACTCTCAATAGCCATGATTTATTTTTTAGCTCTTTTCTTAGGAGCTGTAACCTCTGAGGTTTCTAAACCAACACTTCTAT